GCGTGCGGCGGCGGCTGCGGGGGCGTGTGCGGCGGCGGGGGCGGCGGCTGGGGTGGCGGGTGCGGTGGCGTGTGCGGTGGCGTGTGCGGCGGCGGATGAGGCGTGTGCGGTGGCGTGTGCGGTGGCGTATGAGGCGTGTGCGGTGGCGTAGGAGGCGTGTGCGGTGGCGTATGCGGTGGCGTATGCGGCGGCGTATGAGGCGTGTGCGGCGTGTGCGGTGGCCCCCACATCGTCCAGGGTTGCCTCGCCGCGGCACCACGCCCGCGCCGTCTCAATCGCCATCCTCGGCCTGTCCTCGCCGTCCTCCACGTAACGCAACGCGAGCGCGGCACAATCGCACGCAGCCAACACCAGCAGCTTGCGGTCGATGTCCAAGCGGCCCGCAACCCACAACATCCAGTCCCCGCGTTTGCACGCCCGCCACGCCTTGTAACTGTCCTGGCCGTCGTACCACTCGGCCCCGTCGGTGCACGCGCCCCATCGCTCTAGTAGTTGTCTGTGATTAGCCATCGCTCTCCCCCTCCCCCGCCGCGAGGGCGGCGCGCAGTTCTACTAGCATGGTTTGCAGGTCGCCATCGCCCTTCCGTGCGTTGATAGCCACGAATGGCTCCCCGGTGCTCTCGGCTACATACCGCTCGCTTCCCTCGTGGAAGGCCAACAGGTCGAGCACAACCTTGGCCGCCTCCCGGAGACGCCGGGCCTCGGCTTCGGCCTTGTCCTTCTCTTCGCGAAGCGAAGCGATGTAGGCCAAGATGCGGTCCGCGTTTTCCGACCCCGCGCTGATGAGTGCACGCAGCCGCGCCTCCTCGTCTGTTGGCCGCTCATAGCTCATAGCCGAACCTCCTGAAGTCATCGGCACTGTGGATCGCAACCATGTCGATCGCGGCCGCCGGCCACTCGGGCTTCTCCTCGGTCTTCGCCAGATGCTTCAGGCGCAGCAGGTCGCCGGGCATCACGAACGGCAGGTCGTATAGGCAGTCGGTCAGATCCTCCCATCGCAGGACGAGGAAGCCGCGCAGCCGGGCCGCGCAGCTCGTATCGATGAACCGCGCCTGCGAGCTCGTGGCGTAGGGATTGAGCGCCCGGAGCGGCTCGCCGTACATGAGCCACTCCATGAACTCCACGGGGCTCTTCTTCCGATGCTCGGTGCTCGCCGCGTGCCATGAGGCCAGCCGATCGTAGGGATTACGCACGACCGTGAAGCCCCACCAGTAGGCGAGCGGCATGTGCGGGGGCGCCTGGTTCTGGTGGCTGCCGGTGTGGAAACGCTCGCCACCGTAGACCTCCTGGAGCCAGCGGTGGATGGACGTCGACGCGGTTCGGGGCGGCGCGAAGTAGAGCCAGCGGAGGTCGTGGAGCAGGATCATGGAGCCTCCTTCGGAAACCCGAACTCGCGCGGCACGCACTGGCCGGCCAGCCAGCGCAGGTGCGCCTCGTCTGGCTCCTCGTTCAGGTGGGGGCAACACGCACGGAACATCGGCGCGCTGTACGTCCTGGTCGTCAGCTTCACCGGCCACCACCGCTGGACCCATGCGGGGAGGATGGTCTGCTTCAGGTGTTGCCACCAGCCGGCGGGATAGGAGCACGACCACTCGACCTTCTGGTCTGGGATGGCGTACAGGAAGAGACGCGCCTGGACCAGTAGCTCGTCGGCGCCGTAGTCGATGAGCGGGCCTGCAGTCTTCACGTCGTCGACGAGATGGGCGAACGCTGCGCCTGACAGCTTGGTCATCACCGCCCACTGGACCTTCTCGAGGACGGCGTCAACCGTGTGCTTCTGGCCGACGCTCACAGCTCGGCCTCGAGGTCGGCCAGCCGCTCGCCTGGGCCAAGCCGCATGGTAGTGCCTTTCACCCAGCCCATGTCCTGCTTCAACCGGGCCTCCCGGCACATCACGTGCCCGCACGTACCCCAGTCGTCGAGGACGCGAACCCGCTCGGGGCACTGGCCACACTTCACCAGTTCCGGCTCGTCGGCCACGGCGGCCGCGCGCTCGCGGCGGAGGTCGTTGCGATCCCAGCAGACGTCCGACCGGCACAGGTTTCGGCCCGGTGCCGTGGGCGCCCCGCATACGGTGCAGCTCATCACGTCGCTCCTTTCAGCCGCGCCAACTCGGCCTCGAGTTCGCGGGCCTCCTCCTGGTCCTCGGGCTTGGGTGAACACTCGAGGAGCGTCAGCCGGTAGCTCATCTCCCGGATGCGCTCCGCGCGCTTGGCCCGCCCGGCCTTGGCGGCCACCATGATCTCCGCGGGGGTGGGCCAGAACTTGCTGCGGCGCATGTGCTCGGCGATCGCCTCGCGGAGGGCCTCGTCGTCGAGGGGCGCCAGCGCCTCCTGCCAGGTGTCGGCGATGGGCGCCAGCGTGTCGCGGTCGTCGTTGGGTCGACCGGTGAGCCGTGCGGCGAGGCAGCGCTTCATGGCTCGGCATACGGATCCTCTAGAAGGGGGCGCCATCTGGCCTCTCCTCTCCCTTTGCCTCTGTCTCTGTCTCTGTCTCTGAGGTAGCACCTTGCTTGCTGTCTGCTAGCGCTGTGCTAGCGCCACGCTTGCGGCGGGGCTTCTTGCAACGCTTTATCCAGCCTAGACTTGCGAGCCCTTCGAGGTCGACCGGTGTAACGGCGTCGATCTTTTTCGTGACCCATTCGGCATCGAACGGAACGCAGTTATCGAGCTTGGATGCGAGGACCCAGATGCCCACGACGTGCCACTTGACATCGTCGGGGAGGGCGCCGAATTCCATGTCGTCGAAGATGGCGACGTGGAGCTTGATCCACGGTGGCCGGCGGTCCTTGTAGTGCTGGAACCGCTTGTAGTTAGGCACCCGGAAGTAGGCGCCGTTCCCCTTAGCCGGTGGCTTCGCCTTCACATGTGCACCCTGCGCGAGCGAACGAGGCCGGGGGACGGTGGAACGGAACGCTCCCCGTCTGGCAGGGAGAGTGCGATTTCCGCCCCCCGACCTCTATCGCTCTGTGGTTGGTGTTGCGCATCATTCCGTTCCGTTGTCGACCTTACCTCTGCTGTGCTAGGAGTCCAGCGCCTTCTCGAGGCGCGCTGCGGCCGCCACGTAGTCGACGCGTCCGGCCCCCGCACGCTTGGCCTCCTCCATCCACGCAGCCCGGTTCGGTAGGTGCTCCCGAAGCCACGCCCTGAACGCCTTGGGCGTCCCGTGCGCGCTCGGTTTCCCGTCCCCGGTGTGGTGCGCCACGCAGAGGAGGAGGCCGTTCATGGGGTCGTGGCGGACGCTCTTCTGGCCGCGCCCGATCAGGTGGTGTGGCTCGAGGCCGCGGTCGACACCGCATACCTGGCACCACCCCTGGCGGAAGATGTACTCGCGCCAGAGGGTGTCGGCTCGACGTCGCGCCGCGTCGCCGCGGGGGTTCACGGGACGAGCAGTAGCCAGCAGACGTTGGCGTAGATCCCGCCGACCGCCAGGCCGACGAGCGTGCCGACCATGAAGTAGAGGCGGACCCGACGCAGGAGCCGCTCGTAGTCCTTCTCCTTGGGACCCATGAGGAGGCGGTCGCCCCCGCTCATCCACTCGACTCGGGCTGGCTGGTTCATTCCACTACCTCCTGCGGCACCGGGTGGAAGTCGAGAACCCATACCCATGGGTTCCCGTCCCAGCCGGAGCCTCGGTTCGCGTTGAGTGTTTGCCATATGCCACGGAACTGCCAGCGCGCGTCGGGCACACCACCGCCGGCCGCGTAGCATCCCTCCGCCTCGGCGTCGGCCTCGTCGATCAACTGTACGCGCTCGAGGCGCAGTCGCGTGATCTGGAGGTATAGTCGGGCGGCCCATCGGGGCATGAATCGCGCGTGCCGATATCGGCCCCACGGCCTCCAGTCGTAGTCCTTCACACCGGCCCAATCGCGGCGCTCCTCGCCGTCAGCCTCGTAGCGAAGGGCGCAGCGTGGGTCCATCGGCCCACCGGGCTCAAATCCCACGAAGCGGGCTCGCGCGTCGATCTCGAACGCGTTGCAGTCGTTGAGATAGGCTGGCGCCCGCCACGCCTCGCGCACCCATAGGAAGTCGCCCACCATCCCATGAGGACAGACGTTGGCGGTCCGGTGACCGCGCACGACCGGCATGTAGTCCATCGACGTCGCCGCGCCCCACGGGAACTCCCACAGGCCGCCGTCTGCCACGGGGCTGTACGTCGGCTGCGTTCGCAGCACCCGCCGCGTCTGCGTCTTCCGGCCGGCGCGTAGCGCCAGGACCATCTCTGGCGAGAACGCCAGCGGTCGAATCCTCATCGCTTCGCCCTCCATACGGTGCACGGCCGCCCCGATGGCGACGGCCGCGTGTCCTCGGTCTCCTCCACCAGGCCCCCGTCGCGCAGGGGCTTGATCCGCCGCATGACCTGCACGTTGTTGAGCCCGGTCGCCGCCGCGATCTCGTGGCCCGTGCCACCCGTCGACCGCAGCTCCCCCAGCAGGGCGTCCATGACCTGCCGGTCGTGACCGGTCACCATGCCCTCGGCCATGCGTGCCGAGATGTGGCTGGTAACCGGGTCGCCCCGCCGCGCCCGGGGAGGGGGCACGGCGGAGAAGTCCAGCTCGGTCTGGCTAGAAGGGCGTTTCGCCATCGTCGCGCTCCCCCGGCTCGAGGTCGCCCTCGCCCGGCCGCTCGGCGCCCTGGTCGTGGGCGTCCGGCTGCTCGTCCGGCTTGGGTCCAACCAGGTCGCCCGGGATGACCCCCGGGGCCTGCTTCTCGACCCACGCGCAGATCGCGTCGTAGAGGCCCCGCGTGACGTCGCGCGACGACTCGAAGTTGTACGCGGCCAGCAGGTCCTTCATCTGGTCGTGGTCCCAGCCGGCGTTCGTGGCGATCGCGTACAGACGCTTCCGCTGCGGCTCGGTGATCGGGTTCTTCTGCCAGTCGTCGTACCCGGTGCCGTGTCCGCTGTCCCCGTCGAACCGGCTACCGGCCGGCCGCGTCTCGTCGCCCTCCGCGCCACCGGCGTCGTCGTCCTCATCGGCGACGATCCCGAGCAGGGCGCAGACCGCGTAGCGCCGCATGTAGGTCAGGGCGGACCCGAACGCCTTGGGGCCGCTTTCGTCGCCCTTGACCAGCGGGGCCACCGACTCGATCCATTCGCCGGTCTTGTGGGCGAGCATGGTCCGCAGTCGCGTTGCGCCGTCTGCGTCCGGGGCGAGGCGCTGGATGAGCGCCAGGCCGTTCGCGGCCAGGGCCGGCGTGACCTTCTCCCGGATGTGGTCGAGGGTCGCGTACTTGAACGCGTAGCTGTAGCCCTTCTTGGTCTTGACCGTGACCTCGCTGTTGCGCTCGATCTTGGGGAACTTCCCCTGGGCGGCGGCCAGGGCCTCGGCCAGCTTCCCGATCGTGTTGGACCGGTCCTCGTGGACCGCCGGCTGTTGCTCCGGGACAGCCGCCCCCGTATCCTGTTCCTGAGTCATCACCGACTCCTTTGCTTTGGGTGGGTGTACGAGCGGCCGGCCTCTCCGCGGGGGCCGGCCGCTATCGGTAGTAGAACTCGCGTATCCGCTCGCCGCCTCCCTTCGCCTCGTGGGCCTCGTAGTCGTTGATCTCCGCGCCGCGGACCCATACCTCGGTCCCGCACGCCGGGCACCGGTAGCGCCGCGCGATCCAGTGGGTTGGGTTCCCGGGGACCCCCGCGTCGCGCACGATGCCCTCCTCCTGCTGGCGAAGGACCACCATGCAGGTCGAGCAGATGGGCACGCTAGGCACGGGGGGCCACCGACAGATGCTTGGCCTTGCACGTCTCGCAGATGCCGTGCGACCGATGCTTGTCCTGCGGGGTCGGCTTGGGGCCGCCCATGTGGGCGCCGCACCAGGAACAGACGAGGGGGAGCAGTCGCTTCACTTCTCGACCGTCCGGTCCTTCGCGTTGGGCCGCGTCGGGGGATCGTTCCAGTAGGGGTTCCCGCACTTCGCGCACCGCTTGGGGTTCGGGCCACCGGTCCACTCGCCACAGCATCGCGTGCAGGTGTGGTCGTACACGGTGGTCTTACGTGCCTTCGTTGGCATCGTCGCCCTCCTTGTTACGGCCGATTGTAACGTCGGACCGGGGCGCGTCCAGGGGGGGTTCCTCCCACCGCAGGACCACCCGGCCCGATAGGTCCCGGAGCACGTCGGCGCCCCCCTCCTGGCCCTGTGAGAGGATCGGCTCGAGACCGTAGCCCTCCCGTAGGTGCTCGAGGTAGGCGTCGACGCTCTCGAACTCGACCGGCCCCGGGGGCAGGCGTTCTCCTATCGCGATCCACGGCATCTCAACCTCCTCCATGCCTCCGCGACCACTCGCGGAACCTGGCCATTTCCAAGGGCTCTAATGCGGTCCACCCGATGGGCCACCCCATGAGCCACTCGACCCACGTTGGGTTCAGTGGCCCACCCTTCCCCGCGGTCGCTACCTCGTTCAGAGGCCGAGCATTCCGCGCCATTGTCTCGGGGCTCGCGTTGCTGCTCTTCCAGTCGCGCGCGCTCGGCGTGGGCCACAATCCAGAGTCGGTCCCTCCGGTGAGGGGCACCGATGGCGGACGCGGGTAGACAATCCCACGTCGCATCGAACCCGAGCGCGTCCAGGTCACCGAGCACGGTATCGAAGTAGCCAGAGGTAAGGAGCCCTGGGACGTTCTCCAGGAACGCGTAGCGGGGTCGAACCTCGCCAAGTATGCGGGCGGTCTCGGGCCAGAGGTTCCGGTCGTCGTCGGCTCCCCGCATCGCGCCGGCGACCGAGAACGGTTGGCACGGGAAGCCAGCAGTGACGACATCCACAGCGCCACGCCAAGGTCGGCCCGCGAAGGTCCGAACGTCATCCCACACCGGGAACAGGTCGAGCAGACCGTCCCGCTGACGGCGCAACAGGATCTCCCGGCAGAACGGTTCCACTTCCACGGCGCAGACGGTGCGCCACCCGAGGAGGCTGGAGCCGAGGAGCCCGCCACCAGCTCCGGCAAATAGTGCCAGCTCATACACGGGATCTCCAAGCGGCGCGGTTGAGCTTGGCGATGAGCGCGCCGACGCCACGCGGATTGAGGTTGCCACCCGAAGCCTTGGCCAACCCAGCCGCATGACGACGGCATGCCTCGGTGATCTTCTGTTCACGGGTCATCGGTCAGCCCTCCTTCTTGCAGGTGTGCTTCTTCGCGTCGCGGACCGCCGCGGCCTCGCGATCGCGCCGCTTCGTCTCGGCGCCGCAGTCGAGGCAGCGGGTGTGGTAGCCATTCGCCCCATAGACGTCGGTCTCAATGACGGCGACCTTCACCTCAGGCCTCCGCCCCGACGACCGTGGCACTCTGCGCGCGCTGCCAGCGCCGGGTGACCGGCACGGTCGGAACCGTCTCGTCCTGGGTCATGCTGCCCGAGATGGCGCCGTTCTCGCCGTGCTTCGTGTAGTAGCAGACGTAGAGGTCGCCGTGGATGTCCTCGCCGCGGCCGAATATCTCGGTCACGACGCTCATGCCGCCGAAGCAGTCGGGGGCGAGGTCGCCAACCTCGAGGGCGGCGATGTCCTGGCGGGTGGGGCGGGTGACAAGGATCCCGTCGATGGTCTGCTGGCGCATGGTGGCCTCCTTTGCGCGGGCTTCGTTCTGTTCCATGCTCTTCATACCCATACTGTAACTCCACGTTGTTACACCCGCCGAGAATAGTTGAACGGGAAGTTACCAGAAAAGGCCGCTTTCCTGCTTCTTCTGGGCGTCCACGAGAAGGCCCCTGGGGGCGCCCAGGATCGACGCAGATCCGCCTGGGGTAACCGGTCCAGGAACCCCCGCCGGTGGGCGGAGCCGTCGATTTAAACGGGGTTTCCGGGGCTGCCCTGGGCCGTCAGGACCCCCGCGACCGGAAGAAGGCCGTCAGGAGGGCCAGCGCCGCCACCACCGCGGCCATCAGGACGCACCCGCCCCACAGCGCCCCGGGCGACCCGTCCGGGTCGTGGGGCTCCTCGTACAGCCGCCTCACCGGGGGGCGCACCCCGTGGCCACGTAGATCCCGAGCAGCAGGACGGCGGCCCCGCCGATGATGCCGAACATCCACCACCACGCGCGGAGGAGTTCGCGGTCGGCCGGCGTCTTCACCCACCGCCCCCGCGGAGGGTCAGCGCGTTCCACACCCAGGCGCCGGCGGCGCTGAGCAGACCGACCACCGCCGCCCAGATCCCCTTCCGTGCCGTGCGCGTGCTCGCCTCGACGGGCTTCAGCCGCTCGGCCAGCTTGCCGTCGCGCTCCTTGGCCTCGGACTCCACCCGGTCGGTCCGGTCGCGGAGGTTGGACGCGGCCGCCACCACGTCGGCGACGGCCTGGCCCAGCTGTTCGATCTCGCGCCCTTGCAGCTCGAGCTTGGTGGCCATGCCCTTCCCGGGCTCGGTCCGCGTCCCGTGCAGCGTCTCATAGATGCCGTGCACGTCCTCCTTCAGATCGAGCGCGTGCGCTTTCGCGGCGAAGGCCGCATCGCGACCCTCCTGGGCGAGGCGCTCGATCCTCTGGAGTTGGTCGCTCATGCCGCGGCCTTGACCGCCTTCTGTACGATGCGGTCACCGTCTGAGCTGACACCCGCGGCAGCCATCTTGTCGGCGATGCCACGCTTGAGAACCTCGCCCTCGTCCTTCCGACGTTCGCTGAACGCCTCGACGCCCCGGGCCATCGCCTCGGCCACCCGTCCGTTCCGGGCGGCCTTCGCGGCCTTCAGCAGCGCCACGATCCACGCGGGCACCCCGCAGGCTGCGGCCCCCCCGAGCACGACGTTGAGGCCCCAGTCGATCCGGGTCCACCAGTCCGCGCTCTTCAGCTCGCCCATCATGTCCGCCGTCAGCTCGTCGCGCATCTCGCGAATCGCGTCGGCCCCCGCGTAGGCGGTCTCGATCGCGGCCAACCCCTCCTCGACCGGTAGCTTCCCGGCCTTCCACTCGGCCTCGAGGTTCGCGATGTGCTCCGCGCTCTTCTCGGCCAGGGCGTCCAGCTTGGCGAACCGCTCCGCGTACTTCTGCTCGATCGCATCCTGCTTCTCGGGGCTGAGCCCGCATCCGACCAGCAACCCGCATAGGGCCACGGCCACCAGTAGCCGATTCATAGGTGCCTCCTCAGCTCTTGGCGCCGGCCAGCTTCCTGACCAGCTCTTCCTGTTCGGCGGCCGACAGAGGACCGGCCTCCGCCTTGCCGCGAAGCTCATCGATGCGCGCCTCCCGGGCGCTGGCCTTCCGCTTCACCTTCACCCGCTGGAGGTTCGCGATGCCCACCAGGTTGATGAGGGCCATGAGGTCGCGGATGGTCGCGGTGCCGTCGTCAATCTTGGCCGCCAGGGCCTTCGCGGCCGGGCGGTCCCAGGAGGGATCGGGCACCGGCAGCTCGTAGAGCTCGGGCGGGTCGCCGCGCACGGCCAGGCGTTCCTGTGGGATGTCGTCGTTCTGGATGATGCGGCTCTCGTCGGAGATCCCCGAGATGCGCTTGGCCGCCTTGAGGTCGGCGCACTGCACGACGTTCGTGAGAACCTCGTCCTTCGCCTCGTTCAGTAGCACATACCTGGGCACGGCACCCTCCTAGAAGTAGCGGTAGGCGTAGATCTCTTCGGTCTCGGTCGACGTCCCGGCCTGCCCCGAGGAGCCCGACCCACCGCCGCTCTGGCCAGAACCGCCCGCCCCTCCGTTTACGTTGATCGAGAGGCCGCCGTCGATGTCCTCGCAGGTCACCACCACGCGGTCGCCTCCGCCGCCTCCGCCGCCACCCGCGGCACCACCGCCTCCGCCAGCGTTCCCGCCCGCCCCACCGTTGGCGCTCATGCTGATGGCCGAGATGGAGCCCTTGCAGAAGAGGTAGGTAGCGCCGCCTCCGCCTCCACCACCGCCTCCGCGCTGGTTCCCGGAGCCCCCCGAGTTCGGGGCGATCCGCCCGCTCGAGTTGATGGAGCCCGTGCCCGTGACGTCGCCCTCTACCAGGAGGATGAGGATGCCGCCCGGCTCCCCGCCGTCGCGCCCGACCGATGCGTCGGTGTTCGATCCGCCGCCGGCCCCGCCGCCCGTGGGCCGCGTCCAGACCACGTACTCATGGCAGAACTGGTAGTAGTTCCGGGAGGGCAACCGCTGCGTATCGCTGTCGCGGAAGGTGTTGACCCCGCCCACACCATCGCCGCCGATGTTGTTGGCGCCGTCGCCCCCGTCGCCGCCCATCCCGGCGCCACCACCGCCCCCGCCGGGGGTCGCGATGACCCCAGAGCCGCCCAGGCCCTCGGTGTTATCCATGAGGCCCGTTACGAACTTGTTCCCGTCGTCGCCATCGGCCCCCGCGTTCCCGGTGGCCGGCCCGATGTCATCGTCAACGCAGCGGATCGTCCCGTTGAGGGCCAGGTCGCCCGCCACCTGGATGATCGTGAAGCCCTTGTCCAGGGTCCAGGTCTTGGTGGCGTCGATGGTCAGGTTGTTGTAGGAGCCGTGAATAATCGACTCCTGGGTGTCGGCGCTCACGGTCTTGTTGCCGCTGTCGGCGGTGCCGAACGCGAAGAGGTTGATCTGCTTCGAGTTCGCGCCGTCGTGGTCGTGGCCGCTGGTGTCCGGCGTGAACGGCGGGCTGGTCGCCGGGGACCCCACGATCATCTCGTAGGCTTCCTCGGCGTTGTCCCGGAGCTTCCTGCCCGTCGTGTGGAGAACCGGCTTCTCCGGGCCGATCTCCGTGTCCGGGATGTTCTGATAGGCCACCGTTACCCCCAGACGTAGGGCGGATCGTCGTCGGCGCCCAGCCGCGCGTCCGTGTCCGCCCAGTAGGCGTACTCGAGCAGCGAGGGATCCGCCGCCTTGTCCGTGTCGTAGTCGCTGGCCCCAGTATAGGGAGAGGCGTGATAGTACGCGAGGTTCTGGCCGATCGCCTCGAGCAGCTCGACCTCCATCTCCGTGCCCTCGCCCTCGTCCTCGGCCGACAGCATCTGCATGACCACCGGCGTCGCCTCGACGTCCCCGCCGCTCCCGATCCCGGTCAGCTGCGTGCTCCGGATCTCGTAGGTGAACCCCACCTTCACGATGCCCCGCGCACGGTAGCCGACGCGGGCAATCGCTCGCCGGGCGCCATCACCGAAGCGGGCCAGCTGGCGGGTGACCAGCGCGTCGGCCTCGGCCTCCCGGTAGATCCAGCGGGTGAAGAAGAACTTGGTCCGCTGGGCCGCGCCGTTCGCGCCCTCGTAGGAGGGATCGTCGATGACCTCCGCCTCCTCGTAGTCGTCGGGCTTCGTGCCGTCCTTCTCCCTGCCCTGGGCGTCCTTCTCAATCTCATAGTAGGCGATGCCCCGGCTGAGCCGGTCGTCCTTCCCCTCGTCCACGAGCGGGGGCTCGGCCAGGATCTGGTCGGCCTCGTCCAGGACCTCGATGGTCTCCCCGATGCGCTTGGAACGGTAGCTCAGCCGGCCGGTGATAAGGCCGTCCTCGTTGGTCCAGAAGTCGATGAGGAAGTCGGCGGACAGCTCGGCCACCAGCTGCGCGATCTTGCGGGGCCGCTCGATGAAGCGCCGCGCGCTGTCGCTGGGGGCCAACAGCCGCTCGGCGTCCAGGTCATCGACCTCGATCTTGGAGTTGGGGATCTCCGCGATGGCGCACAGCGACCTGAATACCATGAACGGGTTCAGGCCCTTCGTGCCGTCCGAGGGCGCCGCGTAGACCATCATCTCCCGGATGGCCGTGTCGTCGGCATGGGAAGCAGCGGACGTCCCGTAGGCCCCGCGCCCCGCGTCGTCGCCGGCCGAGGCCCCGGTGTAGACGTAGGGCCGGAACGCGCTGCCGTCGTCCACCTGGTGCTGCGAGGCGTAGAAGGAGTAGGGGGTCGCGTAGGTGGTCTTGGCCTGGACCTTCCCGATGGCGTTCCCGGGCACGGCCCCGAACGTCCCGGTGACCTTGAAGCGCTGCCACTCGTCGGTCAGGGTCACATCCGAGTTGAAGAACGTGGTCCCCGCATCGTTCTGGAGCGTGATGCGCACGGTCTCGCCCGGGTGGTCCGGGTGCTCCTTCAGCCACACCGAGTAGTGGAACTCCTGGCCCGAGACGGCCTCGACCCCGGTGGCCGCGGCGTTGGCGCCGGCGGCAGTGAACTCGACCTCGGTGGCGTTGTACTTCTCGCCCCCCCACGGGCCGCTGTCCGCCTGGTCGACGACCGTGGTATTCGTCCTCGTCCAGTCGGCGTGGGCCATCTCCTCGGAGCGCTTGATGTAGTTCCGAGCCACCCTCAGGGCGTTGCCCGCGACGTTCCTGTAGGCGATGACCTCGCTCTCGATACGCACGCAGGGCGGCGGCCAGTGGACGTTGGTCCAGTCGTCGGGGTCGCTGTACTGGCTCCCATCGCTCACGTTGACGTTTGCCGACGAGGAGGTCATGGCGCTCGTGATCTTCTGGGAGGAGGCGGTGGCCGCGGGCAGGCTCTTGTTCTTGAAGTAGAGGGTATCCCGCACCACCAGCTCGACGGTCCGGTCCTGGCCGAAGCGGATGTTCTCGAGCTGGCCGACGAAGATGGTCCGCCCCTTGTCGAGGTCGGTGAGGCCCGGGTCGCTGAAGAAGGAAATGATCTCGACGTCGGTGCCGAAGTAATCGGGGAACGCGTGGACGAAGGTATGCCAGAAGGAGAGGCCGTCTGTTGCGGCCGTGCACCCGCTGTCAAACCAGGTCTTGCCCACCGTGTAGTCGTCGGCCATCACCACGCTCTTGGCCGTGCGGGAGGTCTTGGTGAAGGTGCTGGGCGCGATCTTGACCGTGGTCCCGGGGATCTCCAGGACGTAGGGGTAGACCTGGTCGGCGACCCGCTTGTAGATGGAGGCGCCCTCCTTGGAGGCGAATACCATCTCGGTCGTGCCACCGAGCGGGCAGACGAGGTTGGTGAACCGCACGACCGCGACGTGTCGCCGCGCCACCTTCTCGACGGCCGCCGTGTACTCGGCGCTCACCGCCACGTCAGTCGTCCTCTCCGCTCACGCGCCCGGTGATCTCCAGCTCGAGGCGCCGCCACCCATCGGCCAGCGCGGTCCGCAGGGGCTGCCGCGGGAACTGCGTGACGTGGCCCCAGATGGCCTCATGCTGGTACGTCTGGCTCGTCTCGTCGGCGTTCCAGAGGTAGAGGGCGGGGACGTTCCGGCGCGCGATCTCCTTGCGCCACCACCCGAACCCAGTGTACGTCGTCGCGTCGTCCAGCTCGCTGGTCGGGATCATGGGCCAGATCCACCGCTGGCGCCGGCGCGAGTGGTCGAACTGCACGCCGATGACGTGGCCGAGCCGATTGCGCTGCATGCTCGTGACCGGCTCCTCGTCGTCGGGGTCGAACCCCCGCCAGTCGAGTCCGATCGAGAAGCTGACCGCCTCGCCCAGCAGAGCCTCCGAGACGAAGAGGCTCGTGGCGTCGATCGACGAGAACAGGATGCGCCAGTAGCGATGGCTCTCCGTGCCGTCGAGGGCGCGCATGAAATCCTCGTCGGAGGTCGGCGCGTAACTGTCCTCGAGGGTCCAGGGACCGGTGGCGCTTGCGTCGCTGTAGTAGAGGGCGGCCGTGGTGGTCTCGGTGAAGAGGTTGTGGCCCACGAGCCCCCATGCGTCGGGTGCGACCGCCGAGCCCGCGTCGACGATCAACTCCTTGTCCGCCGTGGTGTCCGGCATCCACTTGAGCCAGCCGATGCCATCGTAGAGGTTCGCGGCCGGGTAGCCGCTGGCCGCGCCCGGGTCCGTGACGCTGACGCCGGACCGGCTGAAGAGGTTGTCGGCGAGGATGCGTGGCGTGAGGTCCATCGGGCTCCTCTAGTCGATGTTCTCCGTGCCGGCCATGACCTCTTCCTCGATGTCGGTGAGGCGCCTGGCGATCTGCGCGGGCGTCCCGAAAATGACACCCCGGTTGAACTGAACGCTGATCCTGGGACCCCGGTCGGGGCGGCTGGTTTCGACCCCAGCACCTACGGGGACTCCACCGCCAGCCCCGCCCGGAGCACCCGTGGGGGCGCCGATGGGCTCGATGGGGGCCGCGGCTCCGCCGCCACCACCGCCGCCGCCCCCGAGTCCACCGCCCCCTCCGCCCCCTCCGCCGATGTTCGTGCCCGTGATCTTCCGAATGTTCTCGACCATCCGGGCGACCTCGAGGGCGATGATGGGGATGTTCTGCGGGAAGCCGATGGCCGCTGCCTTGGCGATGGCCGCCCGGTGAGAGACGGCAGCCTCTGCCAGGGCCGCTGCCTTCGAGATGTCGAACTGCTTCTTCGTGCCCTTCTGGGCCATGGCCCCCGCGATCTTGAAGAACTCGATCGTGGACGAGAGGGCGAGGGCGTTCTTCTGCTGGCGCAGCTGAAGCTCACGGTTGGCCGCCTCGGTGAGAAACGCCAGCCGCTCTTCCTCGGCGCCCTTGAAGGTCGCGAGCTGTGCCTCGACCGACGCCCGCTCGGCGTCGCTCAGCTGGGCCATGATCATGTTTCGCTCGAACGCGAACTGCTGCTCGGCGATGAGGCGGTCGGCGCGTGCCTCCTCCTCAGCCTCGGCCAGCTCGCGGAGGGCCTCGGCGGACCGCTCCTGCTCCGTCTGCCGTGCCATATTCTGCTCGAACTCAAGCTGCCGCGTCTCGATCATCTCGTCGCGTTGTGCAGCCTGGGTCTGCTCGAAGAGTTCCTGGAGGCCCCGCATGCTCTCGGCCTCGGCCTCCGCGGCCGCCTCTGCCTCGTCACCCCCCGGGCCAAGCACGTCCCCGACCGTCTTGCCCGGCTTGTCCAGCTCGGCCCTCAGGTCGGCGATGCCATCACGAAGCCCGGAGAGCGCGCCGTCGAATACGTCAGCCCTGCGCGTCGCCTCGTCGACGCCACCGACCCAGAGAATCAGCTGCTCGCGTAGCCCCTCGGCCCCGCGCAGCGTCTCCTCGTTCTGAATCTCCATCATGCCCAGCGTCTCGTTGTATTCCCGTACGCTTTTCCCGGCGAGGATCGACCGTTCGGCAATACGCTTCTGCGTGTCGGTGAAGCCCTCCATCCCGGCCGTGATGTTTCGCATCTGGGTCTCAAGGAACCGGCGCTCGGTCTTGGTCCCAAACATGTCGTCGAACATGTTGCCCAGGTCCTGGGCTTGCTCGAGCGCGACCTCGAGGCCGCGCAACAGGACCTCGAGGCCCTTGACCACGAATGCCTGTAGCTCCTCCCGGTTCTCCCGGACGAGCGATGCAAGGTTCTGGAAGCCCTCGGACGAGTCGCCGAGGAACTGGTTGACCTCCGGGGTCTTGGTGACCAGCATCCCGATCTCCTCGAGCAGGTCGCCCCAGGAGTTCGCCAGCTGCTGCGTGCGGCCGCCGTAGGTCTCGACGTCGGCCTGCGCACGCCCCCCGAACTGGCTGTTCATCTTCTCGAGAACGGCCGTGAATACCTCGCTCTTCGGGATGCCCTCCGTCTCGACGATGATGCCGTAGCGGCTCAGCTCCCCGGTGAAGCCCGCGGCGGCCTTGCCCACGGTCAGGGCGGCCGTGTTGAGATCCCGGCCCGTGGCCGCGGCGAAGTCGAGCGTCGCCTCCGTGGCCTCCCGGAGCCGATCGGCCTGCACGCCGTAGGTGAGCAGGAGCGATTGGGCGCTCAGGATCGCCTCGTCGCCGAAGCGGCTTGTCCTCTGGAGGCTGGCGGCCAGCCGCTGGTTCGCCTCGCTGACCTCGTCCGAGAACGCGCCCTGCACCATGAGCGCGGAGTTCAGCTTGTTGACCGCGTCCTCTTGCTCGATGGCCGCCGAGATGACACGGTCGAGCGACCGCTTCAGGACCACGGCCCCGATGCCGCCGATGATGATGTTGCGCAGGCTGAAGAAGGCCCGGCCCACCCCCTTGAGCGCCCCGCCGATCTGCGAGAGGGCGCTCTTCGCCTTGGGCGCCTCGTCGGTCAGCAGGTCCTTCAGTCGAAGCGTGACCGCTACCGGGGTCTCTGGAGGCATCAGCCCTTACCCTTCCCGGTCCGCCGCATGTGGGCCGCGCGCTCGGCCCGGATGTAGCGGAACGCCTGAAGCACCTGGGGCGTCTGGTCTAGGAGTCCGCCCGCTGCCGGAAGGATACCGCACGACTGACGTTCGTACATGTCGAGCAGCAGGATGACCGTCCGGCTGACCTCACGCTGCGGGCAGCGGTAGTGCGGTCGGTTCTTCGAGTCGAACCAGACGGGGGCGGGCGCGGTCCCGATGCATCCGTGCGCTCGGCGCACGTCCTCGGGCAGCGTGTGACAGGTATCGCAGGCGGGCTCGTACCCGAGGCGGTCTAGCCAGATGTCGAGCCCGACGTCGATTCCCCCAACTCGGCCTCCCCGAGCGCGCACAGGCTCACGATGAAGATTCCGAACGAGGTCGCGATGCTGGGCCGCACGTAGCGAATCCCGCTGCCGTCGTTGGGGAACGCGACCTCCTGCTTCGTCTCGCGGTTGCGGAGGTTGCGCCAGCCGGCCAGGCCCCACTCGGCGGCGAGCATGAACCCCACGGGCGACAGGCTCTGCCCGTCCTCGCCCATGTGGTCCTGGAAGAGCTGCGCGTACTGCATGGGCGTGAGGGGGCGCCCCAGGAGCACCGTGCGCTCCTGCTCTGGTTTCTCGGCCTCCTCGGCCGGGATGTACTCGTGGACCTTGTTCGGGTCGATAGCCCACACCATAGGTGCCTCCCTTGGAGATGGTGGTCAGGCGTCTACTGCTTCGTGAGCGTGAACTCGTCGGCCTCCCCGGTCGCCAGCCCGGAGGCGGCGAAGGTGTAGTCCACGACCTGGATCGGGCCGCGCTGGGCCTCGGGGTGGTCGTCGACCTCGATGTAGGGCATGGCGATGTCCAGGCTCTTGCCCGTGACGCCCACCCGCTGCTTGGCCACCAGGGCCAGGCGGGTGTCGGTTACCAGCTTCTCGAGGTAGTCGAGCGTCGCCGGGTCGAACTCGGGGTCCAGCTGGCCGGTGATGGCACGGCCGCCCACGGCCCACGAGCACAGGCCGTACTGCTGGTTCGGGTCCGGCCGCCAGTCGCCCTCGATGCCCATGTCGATGGCCATGCGGGCCACCTTGATCGGCGTGGCGTCCAGCGTGAACACGCCGTCGTCGTGCCAGACCTCGGGGAGCTGGGTGCTAAAGCTCGGGTCGAACAGGCTCGAGGTATCCCAGTCGTCGCCCTCGAGGATGCCGTTCATGGTGACCGTGCACACCCACCGGTCGCCGACCACGCAGTTCAGCGCCATCGAGGCGACGCGTGCGCCACGCACCGGGAGGGCGTAGCCGTCCAGCTGGGCGAGGAGCGAATAGCTCGGGATCGTCGCGAACGAGGAGAGCGCATCGGACGGGGTGATCGCCACGCTGGTTCCGACGTTCTGGGTGACCAGGAAGCCGGCGGCAGTGAAGATCTTGGCCCAGCTCGGAATGCTGTCGGCCGTGGTGTCCTCGCCCTTCATCTCGAACGAGAAGGTGATTTCGACCTTTCCGAGCGTTCGCACCTTCTGGAGAGGCGTGAGCGTGTTGCGAACCGCGGGCCGGTCCGCCTTCTCGATGATCGGGTTCCAGTTCGGTTCCTCGATCAGCATGATGGCGTCGGCCGCGCCGGGCGCGTCATACGTGCCCTCCGTGCTCTCGACCTTGACGCCCAGGGTCCGCAGCTTCGCGAGATGCATCTATCCCTCCGTGGCTCCTAGCCTCCGCGCCAGCCTAGCACCGAACCCCCGGATACGCAATCACAGCGAGAAGGGGTTGGAGAGCCGGTGGCGATACCACACGTTCACGTCGACCTCGGCCCCCACGAGGCTCGAGTCGTCCGAGACGGCGATGCGCACCGTCTGGATCTCCATGTCGATGACCAGGCCGCCAAGGTTGTGGTCGGCCTTCACCGCCTTAATCGTGTCGCCGATGAGGTTGTTGATGTCCGTGGGCTGGTCCGAGCGGCTCCGCATCCAGAGCTCGAGCAGCACCCGCTTGACCCGCGAGACGAAGAGCACGGGCACCTGCTCGCCCGGCCCCTCCTGTACGGTGTCCTGGAGTTCCCACTGGTTGATGACCGGGTAGGACCCGCGCGAGGCCCCGGAGCCCGGCATGCGCAGCACCTGCTTGACGTCGGTCTCGTAGCCGTTCGAGACCTTGATGGCCTCGAGGTTGGTCTGGAGGGCGGCCATGGCCTGCTCGAGGATGGTGTCAGCCACCGCGACCTCCGCGAGAGAAGAGGCGCGTCAGCGCCCCACCGATCTGGGCGACCATTGTAGTCGCGGCGTCCACACGGGACCCCAGCCAGTCCTTCCGCAGGTTCAGGCGCGCCGGGATCGACACCGATCGCTTGAGCACGAACCAGGGCTGGATGCCCTTGCCCACCCGCTTGACGAGCAGCAGCGAGCCGGCCTTCGAGGTCACCGGGAACAGGTCGGGGATGTCCCGCGGCCCCACGGGGTTGGCGCCCGCCCGCGTCCTCGCCGGCCCCACGGGGATGGCCAGGAAGCCACGGGGCCGCGACGAGCGCACGGCGTTGGACCCCTCGGCCCCGTACTCGTGCACCGTGGCATACGGGGCGTTCTTCCCGATCTCGGCGATGGCCGCGATGGAGTCCGGGTCCTGAGGCGCGCCCACGACGCGCACCCGGAAGTTCCGGCGGAGGGCGCCGGTCCGGGATGCCAGGGCGCCCGGCTTCGCCCGCCCCGGGGGTGCACCGCTCGAGAGGCGGCGCTGGACGAAGTCACGCTCGAACTGCTTGCCGTGGATCTTGAAGGCGCCGAGGACCGCCCCACCGATGACGCGGGGCATACGGGCGAGGATGGCGACGGCCTTGCGAAGGCCCTCGACCTTCATCTGGACTCTAGGCGGCAAGCGACAGCCTCCGCAGGCGTCGCAGGGCCTCCTTCGATGCCTTCAGCCACCGGGCCGGCTCGTCCGCCATGGAGACGTTCTGCCCCTGCATGGACAGCGACTGGAGGCCCAGCTCGTCCTTCCGGTTGAAGATGTGGGCCACCTGCATCTCGACCGCGTGGGCCGCGTCCTCGTACCGGTCGATGAAGTTCGCCGTCGTGTCGGCCATGCCGGCCGTGTAGGTCACCTGGAGGGTCCGGGGGCCGGCGGCCAGCAGGACGTCCAGGTAGAGCAGCCCGGTGACCGGATCGTAGGTCCAGTCGTCGGCGTCGACGATGTCACCCGTGTCGGTCCAGTCGCGGTCGAGGTCGTGCACGAGCTGCGTGACCGCCGAGTTCGGGTCCCCGTAGGCCGGGAGGCTCCACACCCTCTGCATGGCCCCCGTGTTGTAGACCTCTACGCGGGCCTCGGTCTTGACGTGCCGGTTCAGCACCCGCTCGGCCGCCCGGCTCCACCGCCCGATGAGGATGTCGATTAGGGCGTCCTGCGTGGTGTCCGAGGGCTTGACCGTGAGCAGCTCCTTGACGCGCTGCCTGGTGGTCATGGCGAGGGCGGCCACGGTCTACTCCTCCGCCAGGATCAGGTCGCCGTTCTCGACCTGCTCTGCCACCGCGGCCTTGACGAGGTCCTGGCCGGCCTTGGTCGTCCAGTCGCCCTTCTTGCCCAGGAAGTCGAAGAGGGCCACGACGGCCGTCGTCTTCTTCGCGGCGATCTGCTCTGCGATACTCTCTGCCACGGTGGCCCCCTAATCGTTCTGGGTGAACACGGTCGGCAGCGCGCCGAGAGGGATGGACCACAGCCCGATGGTGACGATGAAGAGGAACGGGGCTGCGCCGGCCGGGATGTAGGCGAACCGCACGAACCGCTTGAGATCCTTCTTGTGGGCCGTGATGTACTGCCGCACGTTCTGCGCGTCGGTGATGGGGTCGAACGCCTTGCCCGAAACGCTGGTGTAGGGGTCGGCCACGCCGTTGTCGTCGGAGTGTTGGAGCTGGACCGTCAGCGTATCGCCCGCACCGCCGAGCAGGCTGTTGAGCGTGAAGATGAGGTTCCCGGTCGCCAGCCGCAGATCCTTCGCGGCCGAGAAGGCAGCGCCGGATACCACGGTCCAGGCCGCGGTAACCGCCATGTAGTCGCCCCAGCCGGTTGCGTCGTTGCTGCGCACAGGGACCTCCTACGCGGCCCGGTTCGTCTCGTCGAACGCGGTCTCCTCGCGCTTCTTCGAGACGAGCATGGTGAAGTCCCAGACGTTGATTCCAGCGGTCCACGTGATGCGGAAGCGAAGGTAGCGCTTGAGCTTCCCGAGTTTCACACGCACGGCCGCCAGCGTGATGGTCCCGGAGAGCACATTCCAGAGGTCATCGGGGTCGCCGATGAGATTGTCGAAGGCCGAATCGGGAGCGGCTTCCCAGGAGGAGGCGTCGTCGGAGTGCTCGGCGTGGATGACCTGCGCATCGCCGGTCGGGGTGCCGAAGGTGTAGAGCAGCATGCCGATGCCCGTGTATGAGGACATGTTGCGCTCGAACCCCACGACCTCGGGAGCGCTGGGGATGGCATCGAACTCGTGCCAGCTCTCGAGTTCGTAGGCCGTAACGTCGCCGCCCTTACCCATCGGTCCTCACCCTCCACAGAGTAGCGGGGGGGATGTCTTTAGCCATCCCCCCCTGAAAGGTCACGAGGGCGGAACCTCGGGCCGCTTCGCAGCGACCAGCAGCGCGGCCACGTCACCGGTCGGGGAGGTCCCCGTCACGGTACACGTGACACGCACGTACTTCTTGAGGCCCTCCAGCTTGACCGGGACCTCGAACGCGCCATCAGCCGCAACGGTGACAGCAGCGTCGTCGGTGTCGGCGTAGGCATCTGCCACGCCGTCATCGTCCGAGTCCTGCACCTGGAAGGAGAACACGGGGGACGTGCCCCCGATGTTGTCCATGACTCCCGCGAAGAAGCCACGGCCTCCCAGGTCGGTCCGGTCGATACCGGTCCCGTCGAAATCGGCCGTGTGAGTGGCCGGATCGACGGCGACCTCGTTGCCGCAGTTGTTCGGAACGTCGAGGAGTTTACCCATCGTCGCTCGCCCCTATGCGGCCAGGTCGTCGGCCTTCACGAAGGACGCGTTACGGCGCCGGATGGCGTCGACGAGCATGATCGCCCGAATCCACGTCTGATTCTTCTTGAAGGCATCGGAGGTTTCCGCGCTTGCCCGGAACTCGATGGCGCCCCACTCCAGCAAGAGCTGGTCGGCCCAGTTGCCGTAGACCACATCCGTAGTCGCCAGCTGGGTCGTGGTACGCACCTGGGCGCCGAGGAGCTGTTTGGACTCCTTCTCACCCAGGTTCGGGTTCAGGAAATAGCGCCCGTCATCGTCCTTCAGCTGACGGATGATGTTCCAGCCGTTCGGCGACATGGCCCAGCCGAGGTTGCCCTCTTCTGCGTCCGCCGCTGCCACGGTGTTCTGGAAGTCCATCAGCTTGTCGAAGTCCACCGTCGCCAGAGACTCGTCATCGACATCGCTGTCGGTGAGAATCCCGAGCGGCTGACCATCGACGCCCGTGCCCTGGATGGCAGCGTTGTCGAGAGCCAGAGCGAGAATCCGCGCGAGGTCGCGCTGGATGATCGCGTTGACGCTGGGGTCCGACTGTTGAAGGAGGAGATTGGACACCACGGTCAGCGCAGCGAGCTGTCGGGTCTGGCCCTTGACCTGCCCGAACGTCTGCTGGCTTTCGGTGATGTCCGCATTCTCGTCCACCCAGTAGGCGGTGCCAGCACCGGTCTGCTTGGGGAAGAGAATGGGGCTAGACTCGAGACCGGTCACGCTCGTCGCACCGAGTTCCCGCACGACGGTCATCGCACGGAGCAGCTCGATGAAATCGGGCATGACCTGGGCGGGCACGAGATAGCCACCGGCGGTGTCCACGTCCGTAGACAGGTCCTTGCCGTGGATCCCGACCCACAAGTCCCCGTGCTTCTTCCAGAACTCCTTGCACACGTCGAGTTCGTAGCCGGCGGCCTTGACGGCCTCCGACGCCTGACTCTTCAGTGCCCAGAGCACCTTCCGGAGCTGGAACTTGCCGCGCTTCGCTTCCTCCTCGAGACCGGGGAGGTACATCTTGCGCGCCTGGAGGAGCTTCTCCAGTTCGCCGACGCGGGTATCGATGCCCTTCACGGAATCCGTGAACGGCTCGAGGCCCTGGGCGATGGCGGTAGCGAGAGCGGTGTCGCCCTGCTCCTTGCCCTCACCGTCGACGTCCGGGGTACGCCCCTTCTTCTCGTCGTCGTCGCTCATGTCTGAAGCTGTTTCTCCACTTCAGCCCGTACAGCGCGCTGCACAGCTTCGGGGTTCGGAATGCGGCTCTCGGGTTCTGCGTTCTGGTCCACGGGACCTCCCGCACCCTCACCGCCCGACACGGGTGCGGCGCGCTGTTCGTCGCCTCCCGTGACCCCACGAAGATCCGAACGCGCCGCCAGCTCGGTGGACAGCGCGCGAATGTCCTGGCCCATCTTCTCCAGGGACTCGGTTACCAGGTCCTCGAAGGTGGGCGCCTCCTTCGGCTTCGGAGGCTTCTCGTTGGCCCCAGCCTCGCCGGCCTTCTTCTCCGGCGCGACGATCGTGTAGGTGCCATCGGCCTCGGCCTGGCACACGACCAGATGGTCCTGGGGGATGATCTCCCGCTCGACCAGGAGGGCCACGTCCTTCTGACGGAAGCCACCCGCCAGAGCCCGCTGCCGGATGGCGTTGCGGTTGGACTGGACGGCCGCCGCCGATAGCTCGAGAAGCTCCTGCTTCTCGTAGCGGTAGCCGCGCGCCCAGGGGTCGTCCTCGGTCGGAGGGATCGGCTCCCACTGCTTCGGCAGGAACCCCACCGACACGGCCCGGAGGGTGCCGTCGAGGAACAGCGCGTAGGTCAGGTCGGCGAACCCGTACCCGCTCTCCTCGTCAGCGAACTTGATGGGCAGGACCAGCTTGTCGCCGGCCACCGTGCCGCCGAGCCCGGCCCCGTTGCCCAGGGGCAGGAACTCCCGGCTGTGCTGCCAGAGGAAGGGACCGTTCTGATCCCAGGCTTCGAGGTCCCAGCCCTCGGCCACGATGACATCACCATCGCGGTCTACGCTCTCGTCGGAGGCCGTGAACACGAGAACGCGGTCGGCGCCCTCCTGCTTCTGGACGGCGGCGGCCAGCGCCTTCTGACGGGTCTTGGGCTCCATGGCATCGGCCTCCTCTGGCTGCAAGGCTACTCCTTGACCACCGGCACCGCAACGCATCGGCAGTTGATGACCTCCTCTGGAGGCCCCCCCACCTGACCGGGGTATAGCAGCCCGTTGGAGAACTCGCTACCCACCCGGCGAACCTCGCCGTCGATCTGGTGGGTGTCCCTGACCTCGGCGTCGCGGCTCGAGATCCACTCGTGGAAGTTCACGCCCTCGTTCTGCATCATCCAGAACCGCGTGCCGTTCGCGCTGGTGGCGACCTCGGTGCGGGCGATGGTGAAGGACCGCCGCCGGTTCGCGTCGTTGTAGACGTCGCGGATGACGCGGTCGACGCGCGTGGCCAGCTGGCTGATGCCCTCGCCGATCTCGATGCCATCGGCCAGCGTGGTCTTGATGCCGGCCCGCAGCCGTTCGCGGGTCGTCACGTTGATCTCGGTCACCCGGCTCTCCTTCAGCCGCACGAACTCCGCGACCTGCGGGTTCGCCGGCTCGAAGTCGATGCCCAGCAGCGTGCCCATGTCCTCGCCGGCCTCGGTGATGATCTCCTCGTACAGCGGGTGGAGGGTTTCCTGGAGCTGCTCGTTCCACGTCTCCTCGTCGAACAGGAACTGGTCAATCGCCGCGTCCAGCTCGGCCTGCTTGATGCGGAGGGCGCGCACGAACACGCCCCCACGCTCTACCAGGTCCGTGCCCTGCTCGGCGAACCACTCCTCGAAGAGGCTCAGCTGCTCGGCCCGCTGCCGCATGAAGTAGCCGTTGAGACGGGACCGGAACTTCCGCTCCATGGGGTCCAGGACCTTCGCCGCGAACTCGTTCCAGTAGGCGTCGGCGCGTGCGCCCGTGAACGGTGGCGCCGGCGCCTCCCCTTCCTCGGGCTCCTTCTGCTTCGCCGTGCGCTCCTCCTCGGGCGGGGCCTCGGGGGTCCCCGAGTCGGAGAGGGGCACGAGGTTGAAGGGCACGAACGCCTCCTCGTACCCGGGGAACTCCTCGAGTTCGAGCTTCAGCCGGCGGTCGGCCTCCGACCAGGGCACCCGGTTCTCGATGAGGATGCGCGCCTGCTCGAGGCGTTCGGTGAGGTCCGGCTGGAGGGCCGCTACCTCGGTGGTATCGAAGCCGGCCCAGACGCGGCCGGCCGTCGCCGGCAGCACCAGCCGCTCGCTCGTGACCTCCTCGAGGTCGCCCATGTCCGGGAGCAGCTCCGTGCGCCACCACACCTTCTCGGCCTCGCGGTAGTTCTCGAACGTGGCCTTCCCGAACCCCATGATCTCCCAGGGGCAGTTGAAGGCCGCGGCGATGTCCTCGCGGGTCATGCCGCGCTGCTCGGCCCGCTGGCTCTCCTCGGGGGTCAGGCCGATGCGATCGAACCCCAGCCCCGAGTGAAGGACCGCGATGCGGCCGCGACGGTTCGGCCCCTGGTGTCGGCTCTCCCACTGCTGCTGGATGATGTTGACCTGGTCATCGTCCAGCTCGGCGTCCGTCTGGAGAGCGCCCAGCGGCACCGCCGCGTTCTCGAGCGTCTTGAGGTCCGACTGCTGGGCCTTCCGGTCGAGGCTTACCTCGGTGAGGGCGGCCTGTATGCGCGACAGCCCGGAGGTCGGGTCGTCGGGGTTGAAGAACTTGTGTTGGATGACCTCCCAGGGCGCGAACTCAAGGGCCTTCCCGTCCGTGCCTCGGAACGTCCAGCCGGTGATCATCTTCGAGGTCTTGTCAACCTGCGGCTCCCAACCCTTCGGGCCGACCGGCCACAACTCCTGGGGCAGCGTGGCGACGTTGGGACGCTCGGCGATCCACAGGCACTGGCCGCGCATGAGCTGGTAGACCATGGTCGCATACCAGAACTGCGTCTCGGTCTGCATGGGGTTGGGGTTCGCGAACAGCTCCCGCAGCTGCGGGTTCTCCACCTTCTCGCGCTCCTCGTCGTCGGGCGGCCCGTCGTAGAACACGATGGGCACCTGCGAGATGGAGTTGGCCGTGATGTGGGCGGCCTTGCGTACCCACGCGTGATTCTTGAAGGGCTCGGCGAGGCCGGCGAGGCCCGACCGGCGTCCGAGGGTCCAGGAATGGTTGTTGAGCAGGAGTTCGGCCGTCTCGAAGTCGAGCCCGAAGAAGCTCTTCAGCATCTGCCTCTGGATGGCGTGCGTTGCGCGGCCCAGCAGACCTCGGTTCCGCGTGCGGTTGGGCAAGCTGTCCTCCTACCCGACCCCGGGCATAGGGCGGTGCGCTACATACCACGCACCCTCCAGCGCGTCGGGGCCATCGTCGTGGGCGGCCGTAGGAAAGTCAAGGAGCTGCGAATGCAGCAGAGAGCCCTTCAGCTTCGGCGCGAAGCGCAGGCGTCCGGTCTCGATCGGGCTCTGGAGTCCGGCGATGACGCGGCCCTGCTTGTTCTCCTTGCGGCGGATGCCGCGCAGCCGAATGTGGGCGCCGAGGTCGCGCTCGAGCTGGCGGAGGTTGTTTCGGATCGCGTGCAGGGGGTCGTCCTCGAAAGCCGACAGCTTGGGCGCCGGGTAGCCGTTGGAGTTCTGGAACCACTCGACCATCTTCTTACCACCCTCCAGCAGGCTCCGCCGCTCTACCCAGGCGTCCAGGCACCAGCAGATGCCGACGTAGGGGTTCCAGTTCGGCTCGTCCCCGCTCGGCTCCTTCTGCTTCGCCCGGCTCTTGGCGAGCAGGATGACCGCCGTGTAGTCGCCCTTCCGGTTGCCCCCGGCGGGGTCCATGAACGTGTAGAGCTCGAGCGGCAGCCCCTCGGGCGGCGTCTCCCACACGAACCAGCCGGACCGGAAGGCAGCGTCCTCGGAGGAGCGTGGGTCGTTGTCCATCTCCTTGGCGTAGCCCGTGGCGCCCATCTCCTTCCGTGCGCGGACCAGCGCGGCGTTCCCCCACTTCTCGGGCCAGAGCGGGGCGCCCTCGGCGGAGCCGTCAGCGGTCGCCCGGAGCTGCCGGTGGGTCCAGCCGGTGCCCGGGTCCTCGGCGAGCTTGGCCAGCCGGGCCGTGATGCACTCGGTGTGCAGCCGCGTGCCGTTGATGAGGAAGTCGGCCGCCCCCTCCTCGCCGCACCGCAGGAACTCCTGGGTGAACCAGCGCCAGTCCTTCTCGCGCTGCTCGGGGGACAGCACGCTCTCGTTATCCTGGAGGTCGTCGCCGATGAGCAGGTCGGGGCGGCCGCCGTGGCGCAGGAGGCCGCGGGGGCTCTGGCCCTTGCCGAGGGTCGAGATGATCTGGCCGGCCGGCAGTTCGATGAGGCCTGCCTGGTAGATGCGGGCATGGCCCTCGCCCTGGGGGCCGAAGCAGCCTATGAGGCGGTCGTCGTCGTCGAGCCGCTTCTTGATGGTGTCCAGGTACGCCTTGGCCTTGGCGGCGGTCTCGACGGTGATGACCGTGTGGCGCTTCCGGCCGGTGAGGCTGGTCCAGAGGGGCGTGGCGATCGAGCGGATGGTGCTCTTCGCGTGCTCGCGCGGGATCTCCACGCAGTCGCGGACGCCACCGGACAGGCCCTCAACGCGGCCCATGAGTTCCACGTGGAACGGCGCCGCGCGGAGGCGGAACATGTCGCGGAGGAAGAAGAAGCAGAAGTAGGCGAAGGACAGCTGCGCCCTACGCCTCTGCGCTCTCCTGGCCCGCAGGCAAAGCTCCGTCCACCGCCCAGTGCTCGGCGTCCCGGATCTCCTGGTATTCACGCTCGGCATCGGTCTCGCTCTCCGGCAGGTTGGCGATCGCGACCTCGACGCGGGCCGGGGCCTTCGCCACCACGTTGAGGCTCTGTAGGTCGGCGATCATGCCCCGGTAAACGAGCCACGCCTGGAAGTCCTTTCCATCGCGGATGAGCTTGGCCGCGATGTGCTCCCCGCGCTGTAGGTGCTGCGCGGCGATCTTGTAGACGGTGAGGTCGGCCAGCTCGTTCTGGGCCTCGGCGATCCCCTTCTCCTTGAGGTTGTAGACGGTCTTGCGAACGCACCCCATGAGGCGGGCGATGTCCGCGGGCCGCATGCCCTCGAGCAGGAGGAAGCGGACGAGCATGACCTTCTCGTGGTCGCTCAGGTCCTCGTGGGTCAGCTGCTTCCGCTGGAGCTTCAGAACCAGGTCGCCCACCGCGTGCGGGGGCCGCAGTTCGGCGCCGTCTACGCGATCCTCCGGCGGCGGGAGGAGCCCCTCGTCCTTCCCGTTCCCCGAGGGCATCAGGGCGCCGTGTACGGCAGCCCCAGGCCCACCATGACCGTGGCCGGGGCACCGTGGCGCTTCCAGCCGGCGTCGGCCTCCGCGTACCCCTGCATGATCCAGGGGCCGTCCTGGTCGAGGTCCCCGGCCTGCGGCTCGTACTCCACATAGCCATCGGAGGGCGTGCCGCTGTCATCGGCGTTGAACTGGCCGCTGGTGCCATCGGGCTTCGTGTAGAGGATCGCCAGGCGGTCGGCCGTGGTGAGGTCTACCCCGGTCTTGCCGCGGAGCTTCGGCAGCTCTACGTCGTTCTCGAACACGCTCGCATCGTCGGCCATCGGTCACTCCATGGGAGTCTCGAACTCCACCACGTCTGCCATCGGCGTATCGAATTCTACAACGTCGGCCATGGGGCTGTCGAACTCGACGAGGTCAGCCATGGGCGTGTCGAACTCCACGGGGTCGAGGGCCAGCGCCGTGGGCTCCCACTCGTCGACGCCCAGGTCAGGCGCAGCGCCCTGCGGGATGGACACGCCCTCCCACGTCTCGGAGATCCCCGCGATGGCCACCCCTGCATCGATGCTCTGCGCGTCCTCGATGAGATGCGGGTCCTCGGAGCCCGGGGTGACGTCCGCGGCCTCGTCGGCCGGCGTAGCGTTCGGGATGGAGTTCCCGTTGTCGGGGACCGTGGCGTCGCTCGAGATGTTGTAGTCGGATGCCGCGTCGTGCGTCAGAAAGTCGCCAACCGAGGCGCCGGGGTTGAAGGACCGGCAGCCCGTGTAGAGACAGTTCGGCGCGACATCGAAGCCGCCTGCGCTGCCGTTGTACGCCTCGCACCGTTCGGCCTTGAGTCCTGTGCCGCCCACGAAGGAGAGCCGGAACCCGTAGATCATCCCGTAGGCAGTGCACTGTCGGAACGTCCAGTTGCTGTGCGTGCCGCTCCAGTTGCGGACACCGGAGTTGTTGGCGCCGTAGAGAACGCACGCCTCCATCAGGCCGCCGGTCGAGCCGCTTGCGTTCGCCATCCGGAAGCAGGCCGACCCCACCCCGTTGCCGTTCACGACCCAGCCGCGGACCTCCTGATAATCCTCGCCCAGTGCGATGCCGTTCCCGCTCGTCAGCGTGACCGTGCAGGTCGCCCCTCGGACATAGGCATGCTTGGCGTCGTCCTCGACCTCCCAGATCCGCCGGTAGGTGGCGTTGGTGGTCGCCCCGGTCAGGGATGTGCTCGCGTCGCTGTGCGCCTGGTTCTGGAGTTGGAGCCGGCTGGTCCGTGTGTTCGCCACGTGGTCGATCACCTTCGTGGCGTCGTTGGCGTCCTTGATCGTCGGGTAGGTCGCCCCCGGGAGCGCGCCGATCTTCTCGGTTACCTCAGCCACCGAGTAGCTCCACGACCGACCTGGGCTTCACCCCGGCCTTGAGGCGTACCACGTCCGAGAGCTTGGGGGCCTTCGCGATGGGTTCGGCGACCGCGAACTTCTCCGAGGAGTCCCAATCGGCCGGGACCGTGGCCACGGCCTGGAGGGCGGAGGCGTCGAGCGTGGCCCGCGGGAGGGCCTCCCCATCCTCCTCGTTCGGGATGAGGTTCGCGAGGTCCGCGGCCTCGGGCTCCGTGATGGGCACGAAGTTGAAGGCCCGCAGCCCCGGCCAGTCGCTGAACGGCCGGCCGCCGAGGACCGCGTCATCGAAGATCGCCAGGAGGTCCCCGACCTCGTAGCCATGCCCGAGGAGTTCGGAGTGGGGTCCGACCAGCTTCGCGTACTTCATGCCCTCAGCCTACTCGCGGACGCTCCAACCATCCACGCACGAACCTACGCCCCGTCGCCTTCCGGCAGTATGGGCAGAGCGGCGCGAGGCCCAGCATGCGCAGCAGCCAGCCCCAGCGCCCGACCTCGATCGGGTAGCAGCCACGGGGGCTCGCGCATGGATGCGCGCCGCAGTATCGGAACCTACGCATCGTCGAGCGGCGAGGTCGGAGTTGCACCGCCCTCTGCCTCCTGGTTGGAGGCCGCAACGCTGTCTTTGCTTCCGCCGCGTATGCCCTTGTACATCGTCGCGCCCGCCTCCCGGATCGCATCGTATGGGAGTTCAGGCACCGTCAGGTTCGCTCGCTCCTTCGGCTGGAGAAAGTAGATATACCGGAGCTGGAACCCCTCGAGCTGCTCCGCGCCAGCCGCGCGCAGGAGCTTCGTGACCGGCGCCGTCTGCATCCCGAGGCGGCCGCGGAGCTTCCGCTGCTGCGGAGTCGGGCGCGCGGTCTCGAACACCATCTTGTGCGCCACCGTCCCGTCGGGGAATCCGTAGATCTGGGAGTTCCGCTTGATCATCGTGAGGACGAAGCCGGAGGCCCGGTAGATCGTGCCGTCCCCGCATTGCGTGGCGTCGGCGTACGACACGACCCACTTGAGCCACGGGTAGTGGCGCCGCAGTATCCTCATGGTGACGGCGATGACTCGGCTCTCCGAGTTCCGCGGGAGCCAGTCCGCCAGGGCGAGGCGGTTCAGCTCCAGGAACTCGTTCCATTCCGTTCCCGCCACCAGCCCGATCATCTTCCGCTTGTCCATCGAGGGGCCGAGCTGGAGGGCGCCCCCGCACCGGCCGTCGAGGAAGACCCCGAGGTGCACCTGGGAGTTCTGGACGACCTTCCCGCTGTAGTGGAGCTTCCGGACGATCCGGACCGCATCGGAGGCCGCGATCGGCTCCACGCGGATGTCCTTGGCCCTACCCACCCTTCGCCTCCGCACGCTCGAGGTAGCGGAGCGCGAGCCGGTGGAGCGCGTTCCCCTTCTGGTTCTCGTTCTCGCCCTCGTCGGGGTCCCCCATCATTTCGCCGGTCAGGGCGACCGTCAGGGCGCGCTCGATGGCCTCGTGCTGGTCGTCGGAGACCGTGAAGGTCATCAGGCGGTATCCGGCCCCCGCCGAGCCCCCCTCGCCGCCGAGCGGAGGCATGGACCCGGCATCGGGGTCGAAGCGGCCGGCGTCCTCGGAAAGGCCGCTCAGGAGCCCTTGGAGGGCCTCGGAGTCGCTCTCGATGGTCCCCAGTAGATCGGCCAGGGCCTCCTCGTCGCGGCCCGCTAGGGCCGCCAGGGGATCCAGGGTCGCCAGGAGCTTGTTGGCCTCCCCCTCGTCGAGGTCGAGCACGAGGACCGGGACCTCCTGGTCGGGGGTGGTCTCGGCCCGCAGGTGGCCGTCAACCAGCTGCAACGTGCCGTCGTCGAGTTCGCGGGCGAGGAGGGCGTCGGCGTAGCCGATCTCGGCGAGGAGGCCGCGTAGGGCCTCCTGCTGGGCCTTGGGGTGTGTGCGCCAGTTGCGGGGGTGGGGGGCGAGGTCGCCGGCCCGGACGCGGCGCAGTTCGCGGATGCGGTCGCGGATCTTCATTCGCCGCAGCTCGCCCGGTAGCAGGCCGAGCCCTTCAGCGTGGGAACGCCTGGGCCGTATAGGGCAGAGCGGAAGGAAGCGGCACCGCGCAGGTGGTCGCGGAGCCACTTCGGCACCCAGGGGATTCGCATACAGCGGGGGCGCACCCAGCGCTTCACGGGGAGCAGCCCCGGCCGTGGCCAGGCCGAGCCACGTCGAGCATCACAGCACCAGCGCCGTGGCCAGGCCGAGCGCCGCCCCCAGCTTCAGGCCGAGGAACAGCGGGGCCATCCAGTCGTCGCGGGCGGCCCACAGGCGCTTCACTGGACCTCCTCGACGCGGATGCGGACCACCCGGGAGTAGAAGCTGGGGCTCTCCTTCATCGCTATGTTGGCGTCGCCCCTCGTGCCGTACACGTTGTGAATGCAGATCTGGCCGGTTTCCGCGTCGACGCACGCCCAGCCCCGTGCGGGGCGCGCGTGGCGCTTCGGCTTGCAGACGCGCGCCATCAGTCCCGGTGCCCCGGGCCGCTGACCGGTGGCCGGTGGCCGGTTCAGGCGGCTGCCCTCCCGGAGAGCATCGAGCCGCTGGACGATGGCCTCGAGCCCCATGCAGACGGCAACGCCGACCTTTAGCTGGGCGTTTGCTTCGTGGTTATTGGTCATCGTCGCAGTTTCCCGGAGGGCGTCCAGGTCCATGCGCAGCTCGCGCATCGTGTCAAGCTGAACGAGGTCCTCGTAGGCGTCGGCCTTCGGTTCGCTCACTACTGAACCCTCTTCGCCGTGACGATCGGCTTCTGCTTCGTCTCGACCAGGATGGCCGGCCGGATCGCCACCGCGAAGAACTCGCCATTCGGCGCGACCATGCCGCTGGCGATCTTCGTCTCGGCGTCGACGTTGCTCTCGGCCGTGCCCAGGACCTCGACCAGGCCCTTCTGCTTGTCGTGCCACTTCCCGACGAAGTAGAGCGCCTTCACGCGCTCGGGCTTCTTGCGGTCCTTCGGGGCCTCGGGCTTCTTGGGGTCGTCGCTCATGGTAGGTGCTCCCATGGTAGCGGTTCGGGTTGGTGTGCAGAGATCTTACACGGTAGGTCTGGGGCGGTCCAGCCGCATGGTCGCCCACGCTATACGGGGCGTGAGGTCGTGTAGGGGGGCGGGGCGTTGGACTCGTAGCGGTCGAAGCGGTAGATCCGGAGGGCGACCTCTGGGAACTCTGGCGCCCGGGGCTCGTCCCAGACGGCAACGTAGACCGCGGTGTAGCCGGCGCAGCCCTGCTCGAAGCCGATGAGATCCGGGGCCTCGTTGAGGGGCATGAGGAGCCCGTCGAGGGGGCCGCGGAGGAAGCGGGTCAGGGTAGGTGGCATAGGCAGGGGCAGTGTGGGTCGTCGCAGTCGCGGCAGGCGCGCTGGGGACGGCAGACGGGGAGCGAGGTCACGGCGTCACAGGTAGCGCAGACGAGGCGCTGCTGCGTGATGTCCCCGGGCACGAACTGGACGACCCAGCGCCAGTCGTGCCGGTGGGGTTCAGCCGTCGTCGTCGGTGGGGCCGGGCTTGGGCTTGGCATCCGGCTTGGGGACCGCGGCCAGCTTGGCCTTGGGCTCGGGGCAGCGGTGTGCGGCCCGCGTGGCGGGGTCCAGGTCCGCGCCGCAGTTGGCGCAGATGAGGGCGCCCTTCTTCTTGTCGGTCATCGCCGTCTCCTCGCACGCGGGCGGTCTGACCGCTTCTTCCCCGCCCGCCCGCAGGCGGGGCAACGGTTAGAGTTGGGGCGGCTCCAGTACGCCTCCTTGCAGGCGGAGCACCAGAGCACGTCCCGGAATGGCCGCGAGCCGGCGGTCACTCGCCGTAGGCGGCGACGGCCTTCGCGTGGGCCGCGAGCTTGCGCCCGTCGTTGCCCAGCAGCTGCTTGACGCGAGGATGCCGGGCCTCGGCGGCGGCCGCCTGGACCTTCCCCACGCACTCGAGCAGCGCGACCTCGGCGGGGCCGGGCTTGCGGGGCTCGACCGCCTTGGGCTCGGGCTTCGGCTTCGGGGGCGGGTCCTTCTGGAGTCCGCTCTTCCCCTTGGTCGACGCGGCCTTCTTGGGGGCCTTCTTCTTCGCCGGTGTCTTCTTCTTCTTCGCCATGTTCAACTCCCTCCTGCGCGCAGGATATACCCCAGGGCCAGTAACGGCCAGAGGAGCGACGTCAACCAGAGGGGGCTCCCATGATGCGGTCGGCGTCCGCGATCGCCTCGCGGGCCACCGCCCCCCGGTCCTGACCGTTGGCCTTCCATGCCGTTGGCGTACGGCCGAGTTCGACGTAGTACGAGAGGGCGCGGCGCATCACCACCACGGCCTCGGCCAGCTGTGCACGGGTCGGCATACCGCATTCTACCAGCCGGGTCGACGGCCCTGGCGTAGGGGGCCGCGCCGCATCTCCTGTCGTGTGATGGACCGGAGGGCATCGTTCTGGAGGTCGAGGTCGCGCACCAGCCGAAGGAGCCACCACTGCATGCAGTCCGAGCAGCCGTCCTCGAACTTCCCGGGGTGCTCCGAGCAACCTGGCTTCAGCACGAACTGGCGCCAGCCGTTCCCGAATGCCTGGTCGATGACCTTCAGGTGTTCCTCGCCGAGCGCCACGCTAGACCTCCAACCCTTCGCTGAGGAGCCGCTCGAGCGGGGCCAGCTCCTCGTCGGTGATGCGGACCGCGCCCCCGGCCATCATGCGGCGGAGGGCGTTCCGAACGGCGATGGCAGGCGTGCGGATGCGATCGTGGGCGATGCGCTCGGCCTCGCATAGTTCGGCGGCGCGGCGGTGAAGGTTCCGGTGGCGAGCCTCGTCGGCGCGGGCACGCTGAAGCTCCGCGCGAAGGGCGTCGAGTTCGGCCTGGTCAACCATTCGGGAGGCTCCCTAGAAACGGGCCACCAGGATAGAGGGCGATCGTCCCGGTTTCCTCGTGGAGCGCGTAGCGACCGGAGCCACCGCAGGCGGTGCATTCCCTGGGATACTCGCCGCCCCACTCGAGACCGCCGCAGCAGCCGCAGTCGACGTCGAGCCACCCCGGCTTCCCTTCCCATGGAACCGGGGGTGAACGCTTACGGCCCACCGGCGGCCTCCTTCTCGGCTCGGGCCGCATCCTCCTTGCCCTGTTCCTCGACGGCAACCCACGACTCATCCGGCCACTCGCCCGCGTAGTCCCAACCGTTGCAGGAGTAGAAATCCTCGCGCATCGACCCGAAGAACCAGCCACAGGAGAAGAAATCGCGGCGGACGGCGAGGCAGAACATGCACGTCCGGTGCGTGTAGATCTGCGGGGTGCGCTCGCCGGGCATCGTGCCCTGGAAGAACTCGTGGTCCTCGCCGGGCTCGATGGCGGCGCCGCACTCCCCACATTCCTCTGGCCCCTTGGCCGCTATCACCCCCTGTTGAAGAACGGCATACGGCTCGTCTACGTCAACGCAACAGCACGCTCCGGTGCTCACGTCTCCCCCTCCCCCGCCGCGATGGCGCGTGCCTTGCACGGTGGGCACATCTTGCTACCTGCCCGTATGCACCGGCAAGGTGAGTTCGCAATGGCGGCCCGCTGGGCTGCGTCGTGGGTGCGGAGCTTCTCGGCCGCTTCGTTGCGCCATTCTTCGGTAGTCCTTGGATGCACAAGGTCGCAGAACGCCTCCTGCCACTCCTCCGGCGTCAGCATGTCAGGCGCACTCATCAGGCCCTCCGTCGTTGTGGTCGGGCAGGAGCCGCGTCACGTCGGCCACATGGCCCGGCATGCTCTCCCCCCCCCCCGCCGCGAGTGCAGCGAGCCTGTCTCGTACCACCGACCACGGGATGCGACGGCGTGCGATGGTCGCACACCGCGCCAGCGTTTTGCGTCGAGCGGCGGCGGATGCGGTGGCGTCTGCGGTGGCGTATGCGGCGTGTGCGGCGGCGGATGCGGTGGCGTGTGCGGTGGCGTGTGCGGTGGCGTAGGAGGCGTGTGCGGTGGCGGGTGCGGCGGCGGGTGCGGCGGGGGGGGGGGCGGGTGCGGCGGAGTGGGCGGCGGGGGCGGGGGCGGGGGCGGTGGCTGCGGTGGCGTCTGCGGTGGCGTATGAGGCGTGTGCGGTGGCGTATGCGGTG